GTCAGGGGCACCGTGGGTGGATAGCGATATTCGCCTCTTAGCCAAATTTACTAAAGGAGTTTCGCATGCCCATTACAAGAGAAAGGAAGAGATCTAAATCCATGTTCACCCCGCCCATGGCGACTCGTTATGAGCCGGCTGGGAGATATGTAGTAAAGCGGATTTCGCCTCCGTTGACTTCTGTCAACCAGGTGCAAACCGCCCCTACGTGTTGGGGTTATTCTACATGGATGAAAGATTTGGTGCACACTGAATTTATGCGGCGCAAGTCCTCTTACAAGGGGAAACGCCCGCCTAAAGAACGTGTGCGCACCATCGCCGATATTGGTGGTGATCTTACCCAGTATTTTGTGAAGGACGGTAGTGTTCTGCGAGGGGTAAGTGAGTATAATATCCAGAATGGAAATTATACATACACTTACACAGGAGGTTTTTATCCTGTCTGGCCCGCCCAAATCAATATGGGTGGCTATCCTTGGAAGCAGAGCGCTATCCAAACTGCTGGCGTCTCTGGGATGTTTTCCGGAGAAGCTGGTAGTGCAGCGAGCGAGGGAGCAACATGGTGGCGAAAATTGTCACCACGTATGTCAACAGCAGATTTAGGTCAGGGTCTAGCCGAAATTGGCCAGGTCGGACCTATGCTGAAGACTTCTCTTCGTGGCTTTGTCGACGTCTTTAAAGCGACGTACGGCAAAGGTTTAAGCAATCCGAATAGGCTAACATTGCCTAAAAAGGTTGCCGACCACTGGATCAACGGCCAATTTGGCTGGCGTCCATTTCTCAGTGATTGTCAAGATGCGTTATATACGTATCTAAATGCTAAGGCGAAGCTGGATAAGCTCCGTAAGCAGAACAATCGCTGGGTTAGAAGAAGAACCCTCGTAGAGGAAAAGGTACTTGCATCAAGTGAGGACGTATTGGCTAACGGGCATCGGATGAGTTATTTTCCGACGAACGTCAATTGCTCGTACGTACTTGGTGCCGGAGCATCCACAATTACTGGGTTAGTTACCCAGCGAACGTGGGGTGCTGGAGCGTTTAAGTATTGGATACCAGATCTCGAATTTCCCGATGAGGGAATAGAGAAAACTCTCAATTATTTGAGAACTTATGGTATTCAGATTAATCCGCTCTTGCTTTGGAATCTAATTCCATGGTCCTGGTTGGTTGACTGGGTGAGCAATGTTGGCGATAACATCGCTAATTATTGTTCTTCCTATGAGACCGATCTTGTAGGTCGGTATGCTTATGTAATGAGGGAGACTAGTGCTGTTTTTACAAACACTAGCGCCGTAGCTTATTACGCTATGGCACCGGTATCCACGCGCTTTGTTAAAGAGCTGTCGTGGAAACTGGAATACCTCCTTCGTACTCGTAGGCATGCTGGTCCATTTGGCTTTGCTACTGATTGGGGCAATTTGAACCCCAAACAGTGGTCTATTCTCGGCGCCTTAGGTCTTATGCGGTTACATTAAATCCGCACTAGATGGCTGTCCGAGGTCCCCAAGCTGATGGTTGTGTGAATATCGTGTAAGTGATGAACACACGGTTTCAACCACAGTATAACTCATCTTACTTCATGAGGTTTTACCATGGCTTTCGCCGATCCACAAACCATTACCGTTGCTACTGTCGCCCAGACTCTCAACCTTATCGAAATCGATAAGGCCAAGAGTGTCTACGCTACCGCTGATGGTGTTTACAAATTCACCATTAGCCACCAGCTGTCCGGTAAACGGACACGACACCTGGTCAGAGTTGACCGTACGGTTGTCGCTGCTGATCCGCTCACTGCAGTCAATGCAAGTAAGCAGATGGCGTTCTACTGTGTTGTCGATGAGCCCGATTTCGGGTTTACCGATACGCAGATGTGGGACGTGGTCGCCGCACTTTGTGTGTGGCTGTCCAACGCCAATGTCATCAAGGTGCTGAGCTCGCAGCATTAACCCTTAATCGGGTTGCTGGTTGCTTTGCATCGAGATTGTTGGCGTACTTTGGTATGGTGATCCAGATTAGTTCCTGGATTGCCAATGGCTTGGGGTAGCGCGTGGAGATGATTCGAGCTCTGGATAGATACGGTAATTGGAGAGGTTCAAACCTTTCCTATAGTCCGATACTATTCAACTGAGTCGTCGAATCGCGCTACTCCTACCCTGTGGAAATATTTCCTTAGGGTGAAGGTCATGGCTTGGATGTGTAACCCCATATTTGGAGGCACGCATGAAAAGCCACGAAGAAGACCAACTGAGGTTGGCAACACATGTTTATACTGATGTAGTTGCCAGGTGTACTGCTATCCAACCCGCTTTACGTGATCTGATGACAATTAGGTCACGGGTTGAACACGAAGGTATATCGTTCCTTACGATTACCTTACCGGGATTTTGTAAAGACTTCGAACGAAGTCTTGATCTCGGGTTTATCGACTCTTCATGTTTTCCAAGTTTTCGAAAACATGGGGCAATCCCTGCATTTCTGCAAGGTATGACCAGTCGCGTGTTCCACCAAGGTACTGGGAGGATTTACGATGAATCAGAAATTGATGTGTCTTGTATCCAAGCTATCAGGCAGTTCTGCCTGGTTAGCAAGAAGATCAAGCTGCCTTGTACTCCCGAAAGGGAGCGTGAGGCCCTCAACTCCTTCGTCGCAATTGAGCATGATCTCTCCGTCTCCGAACTCCAGGAATCGGATACCGCAGATTTTCTTGCGGTGTCCAGTGTGTTATGGGGTAATATTGACGCTATTTGTAGCGACAGTCTTATACCCAGACATGGTCCCGGAGCCGTTGAAGAGAGGCTTAGCAGTAATGCTAAGTATTCTTGGAAACGGTGGCACAACAGACTCGAACCTTACTTCCCCTTTGCCGGAACTGCTTACACCGTAAGTAGCTATGGCTCAGAGGAGTTCGAGAGTGTGACTGTTGTGAGTGAGTGCGATGAGCAACCCGTGAGGGTAATCACCGTACCTAAGACGCTGAAGAGCCCACGTATTATCGCTATTGAGCCTTGCTGTCAACAGTATGTACAGCAAGCCATTCGACGCAGTCTATATGACTGGATCGAGAGGGCACCTTTGACAACTGGTCACGTTAATTTTCGTGATCAAAATATCAATCGCTCTCTAGCTTTAGTGGCGTCTTCTGGTGAAAGATCCCTAGCCACACTGGATCTGTCAGAGGCAAGTGATAGAGTAATCTATTCACTTGCAATCCGCATGTTTGATAGTAATCCTGATTTAAAGGATGCTATTACCGCATGTAGATCGACGCGTGCACTTCTTCCCAACGGCGAAGTAATTACCGATTTGAAGAAGTTTGCATCGATGGGTAGTGCCCTGTGTTTTCCTGTAGAGTCAATGTACTTCTACACAATATGTGTAGTGGCTCTACTACGGAAACATAACCTTCCAGTGACGTTTCGCAATGTACTGTTTGTATCGCGAGACGTCTACGTGTATGGAGACGATCTTTTTGTCCCCCAGCACGTGGCAGTTGATGTTGTTAGTTGCCTGCAAAAGTACTATTGCAAGGTCAACGCCAACAAATCTTTCTGGACTGGAAAGTTCAGGGAGTCTTGTGGGATGGATGCTTACAACGGTATAGATGTTACACCAATCTATATCCGCTATCCGCATCCTAACAGCAAACGGCAGGCTTCGGAAATAGTATCGTGGGTGAAAACCGCAAATATGCTCGAGAAATCGGGCATGTGCGCGACATCCGACTACATGTTTTCTGTGGTCGAAAAGATTATCGGGCCTTTACCGGTAGTCCACGAGAAGTCTCCATTGCTTGGACGTACCACCACGCACCGTTCGTTGACCGTTGGACGTAAAAGTCCATCAGTTAAGACGAAGACCAAGCAGGTACAGATGATATATCCCGGAACTGAGGGATATATGTTTGTGCCTGGTCCAGTCGTGAACGGCAGTGCCCAACACTTAGAAGTAAAAGGTTGGGTCGCAGAACCAGTGTATAACACTGATACGCTGGAGGGGTACGCTGCTCTCATGAAGTCACTATCATCTTTAGCGGTACAGCCGATTCGCTCCAATCTGATGAGCGACGAGCTGCCAGCCATTGATGACAAACACCTTGAGAGATCCGCACGGCACGGGGCCGTCGCACTAAAACTCCGTTGGGTGCCTGTAGGTTTTGATTACAGGCACAGTAGGTGTTAATAGCCCTACAAGCTGGGACACGTACGTGTCGTAAAGTTTTGCTGTCAGAAGGATGATCGAGGAACAGGCTATGCCTCCATATAGCCCAAGGCCTCGGTACGATCTCTGATCACAGCAGACAAATGGACATGCACGCAGTGCATGTCCCAGC